CAAATCCCTCAGAAGAAGATGCGCTAACAAGACAATTACATGAATTATAAAGAGGAATCATACTTGGCAAACTTTGCTGTACTATCTCCACTTGAGGCAAACTCTTACCAATTTTATTATAATACACTTGGATATGCTGTATTTGTTCTGCTATATCCGCTTCAAATAAAAATCTTTTTCGATCCTTTGGCGGATTTAAATCTGTTTTTAAAACCAAACACACATCATCCGATGCATCAAAAGCAGCGTAATATGCTTCTAATAAAACATTTATATTCTTCCTATAATGAGGAATCGAAATATTTAAAAATCTAAAAGTTTTATTATTGCCTAATGTAATGGTAGATTTATCTAAAAAATCTCTTTGATTTATTCCATGCGGAATCACAACACATTTATCAGAACTAATTCCACTATTAGTAAATACCCATTTTGAAAATTCACTAGATGGCAACAAAAAATCAATATGAGAAACATCCTTCACCCACTCCTTTGGTAGTAAACTTGTTTCATAATTATAAATTGCCATTTTATTACGCGACTTCTTCATGAATCTCGCATTAAAATTTCTAGGCAAAGTGTAACAAATATCTAAATCCGGACGATGATATTCGCGATCACAAAACTTACGCCATTCCTCAGGAAATCCATCATATGAATTTGTGGTTGTGATATAACTATCATGTCCCTGAGAAATCCACACTGCAAATAGAGATCTCATCACTACAGCCCAACTGTGATGGGTTCCCATTATGCCTCTGCTTCTGATTTTTAATATATTTGACACCGATACTCCTCTTTAGATCTTTTGCATACCAGGCTGAATATAATATATATATTCTAACAGAAGTGTATACTGTATACGAAATAGAATATACTATATTATGTATGGCGCGATCTATTTTATTCTTAAAGTTTCTTACTTGATGAAAAAGAAACTTTAATCATCTCCTTATATCTTCTCTTACTACATCTCTAATTTTAATTAAATGTTTATCACAAATAACTTTAGATTTATTAAGGTCTATGTCATTAAGCATTATAGTCCAGCCAGAGGGCATCCTTGCTGGAAGGTAGTTATCAGATATATTGGTGTAAAGATCAACTTTATTACTACACCCAGGGCTATCGCATGCCCAAGTAATCATGCATGTTATTGGTATTGGCACTTTAATCCTATAGTTATTATTATTATTTTATTTAAATAATGCTTTTTATGGCAGGTGGTATTGGCAGGGGAAGCTTCCGCCTACAAATGTCCCAGTTGCAGTAGATCCCGCGATAAACCAACATTCATCATCATCTGCTAGTACACTTTCATCTGCACATGTACCGAGACCGATTCTTTTTATATCTGCAATAGAAATATATAAATCATTATTGATAAATCCGGCTTTCTTTAAATAAACGCCGAAGTTGATAACGGTTCTGGATTCTTCTAGAATGGCATCATATAGAATGTTTCTAGTATTAAAGGTTGCTATTCCAGTAGTGGGATCTATAGATATGCCAACCTTGAAAATAACACCCGTTGTAATATCTTCATATCCAATTTCAAGTGTTGCAGCAGTATTGATTAAAAATTCAGAATCTGCGGTTAAATCTGGTTCAATTACAAATCCTTTTATAAAACCAGGTAAATGTCCGGCTTCTGCCATCATAGAAATGACCGCATTAGTTACATCGATGGTGATTGACCCGCCGCTTACTATTGTACCAGGTGCAAAGGACGCTATTAGTGAGTTGTTTTGAGATAATGGATAATCATAATATTTACCTAAATTATCTGCATTTAAAATATCTAGTGGAATCACATTAAATGTATCTGTAATTGTAGCGTTTGAAGCAGAAGTTAGAATTAGATTAGCAGAAACTATATTTGTTCTACTAGTTAAGTTAATAGGAAAAGTATATGCTACACGATCTATAATAGATGTTAGTGCATCTCTTCCAATAGTTACACTGGTGGGACTATCATTAGATAAATATGAAGACTTAATTACTACTTCACTTAATGATGTAAAGAAGGCAAGCCCAACATTTGGTAAGCTATTTTGATTTATTTCAAAGCTAATAGACGCCGGCCCACTTCCTGCTTGAATGGTTGGATTAGTACCAATTCTAACATATTGACCAAATGGGGTTTCTAGCTCTGATATTGCACCTGGAACTAAATAATGTGCGGTAATAACATCATTAATTCTGCGGAATCTAAACAAAACATCATCCCCTAAGCTATCTGGTGCAGAAACTTGATGAGAGAATGAAGATGTAACAACACTTAAACTGTTGGTTGTTGTTCCGGAAAAGAAAAGAACGGTACCAGATACTTGAGCCATCCAACCTAATTTGTATTCCGCACTAGAACCATCTACGTTATCAACGGTTAGTGTCATAAATGAAGATATTACACCAGAAGTTAAGCTTGCGCTGGGCCAAGTTGTTCTGGATGCTGTCCAATCTACAACGAAATCATCTTCAAAATCATCAGCTACTGCTGGTGTGTTTAATCTTCCAAATCTCAAACTAGCATCTAGTGCTGTAGTTAACTGAAAAGTAGCAGGTTGATTTGTTCCAGATGGATGAGATAATGTAGTAATTATAACATTATTAAAAGGATCTTCAATCCAGGTTGAGAAAGATGTATAACTATGATCTATAAAGTTTTCGGTTACTAATTCTTCTGAAGATGATGAAGCCGTAGCATCAGCATAGCCATCTGTTGCATAACCATCAATTAAAGAATCTACATACAGGCTACCTATAGCTTGTGAAATTTTAACTCGACCTTTAGTTAAGTCTGTATCAGCTCCATTATCATCACAACCAACATAAGTACCATCAGAATATTTCATAGCTGGATAGCCAGAGGCTGTTTTGCAACTACTAAGATCATCAGCTTTAATAAAATTTGTATATAAATTTATAGCACAATCAGTGATGCTGCCTGGAGGTAAAGGAATCTGAATTTTAGCAAATTCGAAATCTCCATGATATGGAGTATTTGTATCAGAAAGTATATCTCCCGTTACATATAAATCACCAGGAATAAAAGTTTGATTTTTATATATTGGTTCGCAGCTTGGCGTACTTAAACAATCCGTTTCTTCACAAATACAAGTATTTGTTGCTTGCTCAATAAAACTAACACCTACGAATCTTCTTAAATCACAAATATTTAAGAAAACTTCATCGTATGGATATTCAACAAAATCAATAGAATAACTAGTAGATGTAAATGGGACATTAACTAATGAGTTATTATCTACATATGTATTTACTTCTGTACCACTTACAATTGTTACATTAAATCCAAGATCTCCAATAAATATTGGAGCTGTACCAGTACTATCCAGTACGGTAACGGTAACAGTTAGATTATCGGAAGCAATACTCTTTGTTGCTATGGTATAAACACCAGCATCTAATGAAGATTGCTCAATCTCAACTGTGTCACCAGACCTAATAATAAGTGCTTTTTGTTCCGAAGATGCTTCGAATAATAAGGTACTAGAATTAGCAGTAGTTATACCACTTCCCAATATATCGGTAAAGATGATAGGAGAATCACTATCCTCTAGAATATTTTCTAATCTAAGCGTTAAAAACTTAATTTCTTCTGCTGTGGTAAAGTTGATATATCCATCAATGGCATCTTCCATAAGCTCTATATCAAATCCGTCAACTGTATCGTTAGAATCGAGATCTGATAATAGGAAATCTTGTAAATCTAACTCTCCACTTAAAATCTTGCGTTCTGTTGCTTCAGAGTTGATTGTATTTCCAACAATATTTAATAACAAAGATAAATCAGCATTAGTAATGTCTCCATCATCATTAAGGTCTCCAGTTTTAATGATATTACATTCTACTTTACCAATTCTATATCTAGCTGTACATTGACAATTGGTATCTGGGATAAAAATTCTACCAATCAAATTAGAAGTAGATAACTCTGTAGATGGATCAATTATTATTACTCGGTCTGGTAAAATAATGCCTGGTTTATCTGCTTCACCAGTAATGCTTTGAGCATCTCTTACATTTTGATCTATCACTTTAGCAAGCAATAGCGGAGTACTGTTCTCTAACAGATCTGTTAAACCTGTGGCATCTACTATAGAAATTAGTCCGGTATCTTCTATTCTGGTAAAAGTTCTATTTCCAGTCCTAGGATGAGCCCTGGGTGTAGTAAATTTTTCACTATGCGATAGAACAACATAATTTTTGGCATCAGAAGAAATATTTGCCAAAGAAATATGTCTTTCAAATTTAGAAATTTCTGAATTCCCAATAAAATCTTCTGTTTTCTCTAATGTAATTGCAAATCCATCATCAGAATAAGCTGTTCCGTTTACAACTTCAACATCATCAGAATGAACAATGTACCATAATGAGCTACTAGAATCATCTATATATCTTTGTGTATTGGGATCGAATTCTGTGAATTTGCTTTGTTGTTTAGAAAACTCCTCTATAGTCGTTAAAGGAACACCATCTAGATTTTTTTTAGTAACCTTATCAAAACCCTTTTCTAAAAGAATAGTTCCGGTTCTGTTATCTCCTCGTCGACTTATTAAAAATGCATAATACTTATTTGTTTGTACAGATGGTGAAATCTGCGGATCTGCTATTAATGTTCCGGCAAAATTAAAGCTTATTAACTGTGATGTATCATTTAATACAAATCCCAAACCCTCAAAGTCAGCTTGACTAAAAGACATCTCTACTATTGGAGATAATTCTGGATCAAAATTAATTAGATCATCAGGAATGGCGTCAGTAGAACACTTTGGTTCTGATGATAATTCGTGAATAGAAATTACTAAATCACCAGACCAATCAAATTTTTGTTCTGCTGGTACGGAAGTATCTTCTATTACTGCTAAAAGCAAATCTATTCTTTGAATATTATTAGAGTATGATAAGAACTTTTGTCCATAGCTTATTGTTGAGTCTGCATTGGCAGAGAAAGAAATAGATCCTTGTCCATCTAATTCGATATACATATCGGTAATGCTGATGGCAGAACCTAAAGCTTCTGTGATTTCATCAGAAATAGAATTATTAATATCAGATGTTATAAAATTTCGTAATCCAATATTTGGTGATTCAATTTGATATGACATGTATGGATTAGAATAAACCTTAAGAGGTTCTGCTTCTTTAACCGTTAAATATCCACCTGTATCTGTAATTAAATCTTCGCTTATAGCAGAAGTTTCAGTTTCAGTTTTCCCAACTCCTCCCGAAAAATTATTAAACAATATGGCGATTATTTGACGATAATAATAACTCGTTAATTTTTCTTCATTATTTTTAAATTCAATTAATTCTACAACTAATTCACCAACTTCATTAACTCCATCAAATGCTCTACCTATAATAAGAACTTTCGCTGTTTTGCGGCCCAATACAGATGAGTCAACCAATTCTAAAACAAGTCTATTTCCACGAATTGTATCAGTGGGTTGTCTATCCAAATATATAGCCTTACCATCATAACTTCCGTTTTCAATATCCTCTTTAGATGCGTTTTCATCAGAAGAGTCTATAACATGTGTTCCAGGAAACCTTGTATCAAAAAGAATCGTATCTTCAAATGGATTATCATCAACAACCCCACTTCCATGAAAATCCAAAATCATATTAGATATAACAGATGTTTTGTGGATCTGTTCTGTATCCATATCTGATTCGGTAACCTTTTGCCCATCATAGAAATTTATTCGTGCTGGGATTTGTCGGTCTTTGCTAGCCATTAGTTTACTCCTAAATAGTTATCCAATTCCTAATAAAAAGTAGGATAATTAATAGAGGCTGGCTAGCACTTACTCTTAGTAAACTTTACAAGAGCATTAGAATGTGCAGGTTTTAACCTATTAACCAATTCTGTGATTAGATCCTCTATTTCACCGTCATTTATACCAATTACTTTATTAAAATTGTCTATAACATCTATATTAAAATCAAATATACCATATTTAGGGTCAATAACAGTAGCAAATTTATCAACTATTTCACCATCTGCATCAAAATCTAAAATAAATGTTGTTGCATCATCTTCTATTACTGGATAAATGGTATCAGTATTACTTGAATAATTAGTATCTATGAAATGACCCAATGAGTCTCTAGTTGTATTTCTCATAATATTACTAAAACGTAAGTTATCAATTCTAGATCTAGCGCTATGATCTCCATAAATATCTGAACCAATAGAGATTACTCTAAATTCAGTTCCTAAGTTAATTCTATAATCCTTAGAAGCAGCCTGTCCTGTATCTTGAATAAATTGTCCATATATATATCCAGTACCATAGACCATTCCAGTACCATATCTAATTACATCTCCTTCTTGTCCATCTACAAAAATTTTCATAGTATCAGCAGATTTTGTATTAGTTTTATAAACACACATTATCCGATGCCAAGTATTTTTCTTCCAATTGACATCCGATGTAACAACATTATCAACTCCATCAGCAGTGATGCTAAAAACAATTTGACTATATTCATCTTTAAAAACTGATACTCTATCCCCAGAAGAATCTATTGGAATATAAGTAACAATCATATCAATATTGACTCCTGGTAAAGCTTGCGCGAGAGTGATGGTTAACCCATTGGCAGATAACTTCCCGCCCGTCATAAAATCCTTATCAACACTAGATCCACCAGATAATAATCCACTTATTTTATTTCTGGAAACTTCATCAAATAAAATTGTATCTAATTCAGAGTCTGTATAATAACTTTCGAATCTTGCAGCAGATGTTAATAATTTTACACTAAGTATTTCACTTGCTGCATTATTAAGTTCGATTATATTTGAAGATTTAGACATAATACGTTCGCGTTTAATATCTGCAATATCAACATAATATCTGCGCTCTGTATCTACTTTTGTATCTAAGACCGGACTAGTCCAAAACTCAATTGTTCCCTCTTGTGCTCTAAAATATCCAAGATCATTATTATATAACAATCCAGAATCAGATCTAAAATAACCAGACTTTCCAAAAGTATCATTTACACTTTCATAACTAATCTGTGTTTCATTAAAATTGTTATAATATTCAGCCTCATTTATAATAGGACCATTTTCTGCATATAAAGTTTCATAATATGTGGATTCTGCTTGGTCCTGGTTAAATCCCATTTTGATCATAGCAGATATAAAATTAGCACTATCACTAATTAAAGCTAACAACTCTTCTCTTTGTGCAACTGAGAGTTTAAATTTAATATTGTTATATTCATCTAAAAATTCTTTATTTCTTAGACGACGGTTTTGTTTATCTATTGGATTGTCAAAATGAATTAAGGCTAAAGTTTGAGAATCTGTGCAAAAAGCATTACTACTATGATAGTCTCTAGTAATACTGCGTGTACCTGACGTTTCACTTTCATAAGTTCTAGTGTCATTAGACATCTCTGAAATAATTCTAAACTCATCTATTACACCATTCCAACTTTTTTCTCCATTATAATTAGAACCAATATAAAGTTTTTTACCTAAATCTGGAACTGATATATGTAAATAAGATGGATATTCAACCTCATATCTTCCTTTGTGTAATTCAAATGGAAAACTATTATTTGATCCTGCGGTACTTAATGTAAGTGTACCATTTTGATAACTTATAATTTCGGCATAATCACCATTATTATTAGAAACTGTAATTAAATCATCTTCTTTTATAGAAACTACCCCCAATTCAAAATAATTGGGATCTGCGATTATCATTGCGCCATCTATTTTAGATATGGTAGTAAAAAATTTTGTACCACTAAAATAACCATTTTTATAAATACTGAAAGTTTCTTCATCTGTACCATCAGTCGTAATTCCATAAATAGTAATTGCGTTTTCCATCGCATAACCATCATAACCATCTGTTTCGCAAAATACTACGTTATCAGATTCAAACCACAATTTAACAACTCTACCTAAATTCTGTTTATTTATGCGTCCAGCCGCAGAAGACACCTTATTGCTAGTAGTATCTAAAGTTATACTAAAGGATGCTAAATAATTTCCATCTACTCTTGATTGAATATCTCCAATATCTATTACCATTCTATCTAGAATTATTCTTCTTATCTCTACATCAGATAGGGATAATGGTTCAATATTATAAAGTTTTAAAATACTGGTTCCATCGTATGGAGAATCATCCGTTATATAAGAAGATGCGGACAAGTCTACAACATCTCTATATCTTTGAAGATTTAATCCCATAGTTTCTATATGAATATCAACATCACTCATTAATACAGTAGCAATTGTATCACAATTAGAATTGAGGCCAATAAATTCTATTAATCTTGTAGAAAGATTGGCTCGATACTTTGGATCTTCGATATTAGAACCACTAATAATATCTATTATACCGCCGTTGACCTCATATAATATTCCGCCTAGCTCCTGGATTGAACCATCTGATAATGTTCGATAAATAGTAAACTTAGAGTTTCTAAGATCTGTAAGTATTGAAGAATTAATACCAGCGGTAGGTGGAAATTTGAATTCTATATCCGAAGCAGATGCAGAAAAAATAATTGTCTCTAAACCGCTTCCCCTACCAAAGGTAACAACACCACTTGTAACACTTTTTATAATATATTCTTTATTTAATAAACTAGAAATATTTGTTCCACCAGTAAATAGAATGCTTCGGCCAATCATTTCATCGGTAAAGATTAAATCTACAGATGAAAAACTTGCAGAACCGGCGTTTATAATTCCATTTGTATAAGTATTGCAAAAATCAACATCATGTGTTAAAAAACTATGTAAAGATTCTTGGCTAACATCAGAAAACTTTGCATTAACTTTTAGAGGAATAACTCCACCAAACTTATAAATATTTGGTGATTCTATACCATCAATAAATAAATGCATTTCATCTTTATCATCAATAGAGTTGAGTTTCCAACTTATTGCGATATGATGTGATTCTCCAGCAATCCAATCTTTAATATTGGTAGCTAAATTATACATACCAACTTCTTTTCCTAATGATAAGGATTCGTCATATATTCTAAAATTTAGAAATCCTTTTCCATCATTGAAAACAGATATTCGCCCAAAATTATCATCCAAAGCCGAATCTATAAAATATTTGGCTCGATCAGCAGAAACCAATATTTCATCAATTCCAACTACAGGAGTAATATATCCGTCATAAGCATCATATGCGTCGTATGCATCATAGCCATCTAATTGATCTATATGAAATTCAAATTCTATTTTAGATTCAGTATGTATAAAGATATCAGTATCTTCTAATTGAATATTTCCATTATAACTTGATCCAGTGTATTCAATTAAATCAACATCAATAGTATTACTTAATCCATTAGATATAAAATCATCTACAGAAACCACCCCTCCGTCTAAAACATGAATGGCTAAATAAGATTCTGTATTGATAATGGGAGTTATAAATTCAGCTAATGATATTTGTGATAAAAGAAGATTATCGACATATAATCTTAATATTTGAGTAGATTCTAAAATAATAATCTTATATTCATGATATAGATTGTCATTCCAATTAAATGAGACATAGTTTATGATATTATTGTCATAGTTATCATATAAGACTATTAAAGGTTCTAGACTATTGGTAAGCGCTAATGTAATTTTAATATCTGCATAAGAAAAAGAAATATGTAGTGGAGTTATGCCTACTAAATTACCGGAAACTGCTCCAAAAAATTCACCAACTCCATAAGTTATAACACCAAGATCAATATCTATAACTCTTACAGAAGTGATATATTCTATATTATTGCCACATGGTAATTTAGTAAATAAATAATTGCCTACTTCATCTCGACATTCATCTTCTGAGCCGGAAATCATTCTATAAATGCCATCGCTCTCTGTGGTACTAAAGTTTCCGATTTTACTCCATGGTTCATAGAAGGTACCAGCGCCAGTCAGAATGGTATTTATTAGAGTTGAGCCTGTTTCTTCTAAATTAACCCAACCCGAAGCTTCTAGCAATTCTCCGCCACAATATCTAAAAGATGCACTACATTCTGGACTATTTAAGCATCCACCAATATCATCTCTAGAGGCTCTAACCACAGAGGAAAAAGCACCATCAGTAGTAATAACACCAGAGAATATATGATCTATTTCATAAACAGTATAATTACTGGTATAAGTATTTCCAATAAAAGTTACGCTCTCTGGAATGCTTATGCCTCTGGTAGATCTGGTTCGAAATACCCATTGCCCAGTCTGATCTGATAAAGGTGATTTGCATAATTCATCATATCCGATAAAGATTCCATCCTCTGTATCGATTGTTGGAGGCAATCCAATTGCATAATTAGGTGAATCTTCTCGATTAATAGTAAATGGCATACTAATTGGATTATATCCGTCATGTCCAATGTGAATGTCGCTTAAACTATATCTATTATGTACAGTAATTCTATTTTTATATGATTGGACTTGTGTATAAACATCTGATTGAGCACATCCAAAAATTGCACCATTAGGATAATGTGTAGAACCAAAAAGAGATACATCAGTTGTTGAAGCTAAATCACTATAAAACAAAGATTGAGTTTGTTTACCAACTTGGATTGAAACTAGATTTTCGGATAAAGACTTGATTATAGTAATATCTATATAATTACTCCAATCAATTGCAAAAAATTGTAAATAGTTAAAAGCACTTATTGAATTAACAATATTATAAGCTGAGGCTGTTACGGATTTAATATACAGGTTAAAAGTACCGGAAGGCTCCAAAGCGTTTATAGCATCTACACCATCTTGACTAACGTGTTGTCTATTTAGAGGAAACCTTTCAAGATATATAGTCTTCAAAACAGTTGGCATCAAAGTGCTCATATAAAGCTGACCAGAAGGATCTTCTAGAGCCTTAACTTGCCAACAGTTTCCAACGCTATCTATCACCACAAAAGTAGAAATTGAGTTATTTACTATAGCAAATTGATTTAATGATGTAGATAAATTAATACTAGTATTTAGGTCAATTTTTAATAATGTTGAGTTAAATCCTTCTAATTTAGAAATATTATTCGTAACCGAACAAGAACAGGAGCGTAGATAATGCATCCTGTCATAATCTGGTAAATCATCTATTGATGCAATATAAGATCCTGTAGCAAATGAAATATTTGTAAAGACTTCTTTTAAAGTAAGTTCTGCTCCTATATATTTAATTCCATCTAGCATACCAAAGGTTGCGACAGAATACACCGGAGCCAATGTGATAGGAGTTATATCATCTAAAATTCTAACAGATGCTTGTGTGGCTTTAATTCTTATCTTTTGTGTCGAATCTGTTGCTACATTATAATGTGATATCTCTTTAGATAATAAAAATGGGCCTATTGATATTCCATTGGCAGCGCTTGCATCTGAATTATAATTAAACAATCTAGAACCTAGCCCTGTTTCATCTAATCCGCCTATATTATTTATATTAATTATTTTCCAATCATTATCTTTATACTTATCTTTAGCATCTATAAAGTATTTTTGGTCTCCAATGTTATCTATTTCAAAAGTAATATCTGCATCATTATCAATGCCAGACCAAGAAGGACGGACCCATCCCTCAAGAGTTCCTTCTTGTAATGATAAGCTAGATATTGTAGGTATATTCACTGTAGTGTCTGGTTGGAATAATAATCCATCATCAAACCTACCATCTCTAAACTCTAAAGATCCCGTAAATTCTGGTTTAGTTACATGTAGGTAATCTCTACCTAAAATCCACCTGCCAAAAGTTAATTCATCAATATTTGGATTCATATCTGTGAAGGATTTTACCAAACTTTTAAAAGCCGGAATTGTAGGCCCTTTTGGGAAAGTTTGTAAAATGCCAGAAATAGCACTTCTATAAAGTTCTCGATCAACAGATAAAGGAAAATTCTCAAAGAATGGAATATTTGTTAAACTTCCAAAATTGGCTTGCAAAGCCTCTCTACCCGCACCATAGTTATAAGAAACATAATATACATCACCTTCGGAAATTGAATCGTTAATACTCCAGTCTAAGGTATTATCACCATATTCATAAGATACTGTTAGATAATCTTTAATATAAGTATAGTCTATATAAATTGTTCCATATCTATAATCAATTGCTAAAGCAGTTCCAACACTTGGAATTAGATTAGTTAAATATGTTATTCTAAATAAGGTACCAGAAGATATTGGAGCATCTGATGGTATAACTATTTTTAAATAAGAATCAGTGATAGTTATAGTTGGTTTTACAACTATAGTTGTATAATCACCAGATACATCTAAGTCTGGGAGCATCGCTGTAATATTGTTAATAGCGGGACTCTCAACGGTTAACGTAGAGAGAATAGAGTCTATTGCTAAAATAGAAAATCTGTTACCAGATGCATCTAATAAGAAATCTGAATTAGTGTCGATTTTGCTGATATCACTTATTGATATATACACAGTACCTGTCGTAGGACTACTTTGAATTGTATTTAAAATTTCAACATCAGATAGTTTAATAATATTTAACTTATGATCAAAAAGATCAATTTCTGTGGTAACATTTGTTACTTTATAAATTGAATCCACAGCGTTATCGTAAATCGTAACTGTAAAATCACCAGTATTATCAGCATAAACTCTGCGTTCTTTAGATGTTTTCAAATCAATAACATTTTTTGAAAAACTCATTCGAATTGGATCATATAAATTTTTACCACCATTAGAAATAGTTGTTAATAAACTTGAGCGAGTAGATTCTGCTATCCTATTGTTGATATCACTATCATCTAGGTTAATACCAGTTAAATCAATAACTTGATTAATAGATAAAATGGTTAATATATCATATGGAACAACAACACTGTAATCCGAAAGAACTTCTAATGTAATTTGAAAATTACCATTTAAATCACCAGCTTCAGTTACACCATCCCATATAGAAATAGAAGACTCTAGATCGAGAATTTTAATAAATTCATCATCATTATGTAAATCGTTATAAATTAAACTAGCTTCTTCTATAGAATCCGGACTGTTTACTTTCTTAACAGCACCCGAAGCATAATAAACATTTCCATTATGTGCTTTGATATTATAACAATAATAAGACGCTGATCCTAAATAGATATCCTGATCTTTATCTACAGCTAAGTATATTATTCCATTTTCATAATCAACAGTATAGTCCCCAACCTTACGTAATCTAGATAAGTTAGAGTAAAAATCTGTAGTCTTTAAAGATGTAAGTGCTTTACTAATTCCTCCATCTGAAGTGTCATCAATTCCAGAAACAGAATTAATTGGAGTAAAATACTTTTCTACTAAAAACAAAGTGGCATCCGAAAAAGAAAGAGAGGTATTAACCAGATTTCCTATAGAATCTAAATTTTTATTAATTATACCTTCATTATCTAAATAAATCTGATATGTGCTAATACCAATGATAGCTTCAGAATTTACAGATGGTAATGTAGCGGTAAGACTTATGGCAAAAGAATTAATTAAATTATTAACATCAGGCGTTCCAAAAAATCTAATTTGTATATCTTCTGTACTTATTATTCCCTCTACAGAACTAGTCGTCCTAACAAAATAATTATCTGAATTAATTGATATTAATTCAGCTGGGATTCCTGGTTCAAATGCAATAAAATTTGTAGAAGGATTTGAAGTAATTCTGATATTAAAAGCCGGAGAAATTAATTTGCCAATTACTGATAACTCTTCATTTGTAATACGATTAAATTTAGCATTTTCTGAATTTATTTCTACAATTTCTGGAGATTTATTTCCTGAAAAAAACACTTCTGTATCTGAATGATATAAGGGATTATATACCTCTCCAGTAGTTTGATTATATATTCTAAAAATATCTGTAATTGGAGCATGTTGGGTTGTTATGCTAAATGAACCAGAAAGTTTATTTTTGACCTGTTCATTAATAACTTCTATATGAGACAAAGGAGCATAATCAGACCCAGATGCATAGACTTTATCATAACTAAATGTTATTTCAGCTTCTGCTCCAATCAGATTTCGATTAGGATGGGCAACAACATCTTGATCGCTAATAGAAAAGTCAACATCTTGTGTAAATTCTTTTCTATAATTATAATCCATTACATAATTATTATATCCAGTACCTTCCCCGATTTTTGTTCCAATTACAAAAACTTCACCAGTTTCATAATTTATAGTATATTCTCCAATATATTTTGGCATCCTGGAGGTACCAAATAAAAGTTCTACAGCAAATTCATTTGGTGTATCTATAGAGTTTTCATTAATATGAAATATTACTCCACCCTTGGAGCTATAGATTTCATTATCACTATCTACTATTGGAGCGTGATCTAAGAAAAATTTCACCGCATTGGATGGGACAGATTCATTAATCTTGGAAATTATTTTTGAAACACTAACAGAATTCTCTATTATTGCTCTTCCTAAATTTTTATATAGATAAGTTATTTTAATCGTATCTAAGGAAGATGGACGTGAAATATTACTAAATTCAGACAAAAGAACTTGATTGCTATATAATTGAGCAAAAGAGTATGCATTAAGTTGGTCATATTTATTATTAGTCAATGAATATTTATAAATATTTAAATCATAATCTGTACCTAAGTTTCCATTACAATCTTCTGTTTCACCATTTCTAATATGAGTAATAGATAAAACTCGAATCACATTTGATTTGGATAGACTTAATAGAAATCCGTTAAAATCATTACCAACAGAGTTAGATGATATTTCTTCATCCTCAACCAAAACTTGCTGTAAAGAAATTGGGAAAAATGGTATGGACTGTAACAGCGTGTAAGAATTGTCACTAGTATATTCTAATTTATCGTATTTAGATAATGATGTAGATAGATTATCAGATACTCTTGTGATTTCATATGCATTTTCATTGGCAAGTCTATCTGTTGCTCCAGGTCCACGAACGCGAATTTCATCTTCAACGGGTATGCTAATATAATTATTACTTAGATTTCGGCCAATCGCAACTTGAGCCCGAAGCATTTCATCTGCTTGAGCTGAAATAATGTTTCTCAAAGTAGTATTATCAACATCAAATAAACTGGGAATGTTTTGTAACATTCTATCTCTGATGGGATTAACTGTATCAATTCCGACAAAAAATAACTCACGAGATATAGGACTATCTAATAATCTAGAACCCTTTTCAGAAGAGAAAATTACATCCGTAGTATCTAATAGTTTTAAAAGATAATAGTTACCAGATACATGAGGTCTGGTAGTCAAAAGAACTATATTCTTAGTAATTTCAATACTTATAATAATTAAATTACTAATTGCTGCATTTAATGATTCAACTTCAAAATTCTCTTTTGATAACTGTTCAGATAAGTTATCACTAAAAGTAATTTTAAGTTGAGTGGTTGATGGAATTGAAAATGCAGTAGGTCTTAAAGCCATTATGTAATCCTAAAATCTTGTCTTGATACTACTTTAAAAGATACATTATTTGCTGTGATAGTTTGATTATCTAAAGCTTTAATGTAAGAACGACGACCAGTAGAGTCCTTTTCATTAAATAAAGAAACATTGATAGAATCTACTCCATTTATAGATGTAGCAATTGAAATAATATCTGAATAATCAACTGTGCCACCAAGTACAGAGGCGTTTAATAAGTTTACTACTGCATTCTCCACATTTTCTTTGATAGTAGAGGAACTTTTTTCTGCATCTTTATTTACCAAAATCTCTCCACTTACATCGACTAACAATTCAAAAGCTTCTTTAACCAATACATCAGCAGTTATAGAGCGAACTTCTTCTAAACCTGAAGTTACGCTAGTTATTAATTTGTTTAAATTATATCTAATCGTTATTCTTTCACCTTCTTTAGGTGATTTAAAATCATAATCTACTAAATATGTATTGCTATTTTCTGGTTGATTTTTCATTGCTATAGAAATAGAACCTACCAAAGTACCAACTGAACTTCTAAATCCAGATGATACAGAGATTTTATCTACTCTGCCAAATACTTTATTTGTATATATTGTGCCGTCCTCACTAAAAAATAACTCTTCAAAATCTGCGGTATTAAATAGTAATAATGAAATCTTTAATTGCTGTCCACTTGATAATGAGATGCTTGAATTATTTTGAGTAGAAGGAAGCGTAACTTGATAATTAGTCAAAGAAGTATTTTTGGATGCAGAATGAAAATCATATGAAGATGTTTTAATAAAATAACCAGATAGATCATATACTTCACCAGTATCTACTACTTCTATTTTATCTAATCTAGCGATTCCAAGACTAGAAGGTAAAGAAGTAACTTTAAAAAATGTTTTTAACTCAGAATTTAAATTAATAGTTAATCCACTAACTGATACTCCTGCATATACTGTAAACTCAGTTCTAGATAGAGTGGTACCGGCGAGTTTAATTTTCCCACTAGTAGTGGAACCAGAAATATCTACTGCCAATCGACTTGGGCCAAATCTAGAAATAGTGCTAGGATTATTGGTAGAATCAAAAGTATAAAATATAGGTTGAGAGCTATCTTCAATTATAGAAAAAGTGCCATCTACAATAGCATTAGAACCGGCCAAACCTGAAGCGGGCAAATCTGATAAGGATTTAGATGGTAAAAGCGTAGATATATCTGCCACATAATCAACATAAATAACATCATCTGTTAAATATAAGTCATTCACTGTTGTTAAAACTTCTGCACCTTCTAAGATATCTGCCGAAGGCATAATAATAATTTTATCAGCAAAGGAACCATCTGAATTTTCAATACTATAAAGTTCAACTTTATTATACAACACATTGTATGTAGAACCACTTAATGCTGGACTATCAGATGAGAAGTATATTTCTCGTCCACTAAAACTTCCATCGTTATTTTTAGTTTTATAAACTTCTAATCCCGCGCTATCTGTAATAGAAACAACATTAACTACGCTATCTTCACTAGAAGCTAAAATCAAACCCAATACGCTTAAACTATCTGATATTTGAATCATACTAGCTATAGCAGTAGTTGGTATTGCGGTAAAAACAGATAATACTCTGGAAATATTATAATCTGTTGTAACTTGATATTCTAATCCATCATCAGTTTTACTTACTGTAGCTTCTTCTCTAGTAATTCCATTTGCAACACCCCAGTCAATAGAGTCTGCCACATCTTCGTCTATAAAAATAGATGGACTGATTTCACCATTATAATCAATATATCGATCAAAAAATAGTCTCCAGATATAATCTATGCTTAAAACGTCAGCACTAGTTGGAAGAGTTTTGCCAGTAATTTCAATCTCTCCCGTAGTATTTAATCCGGTAGTTTGATCAATATTTGATGATTTAATAGTATACACTTCACCAGTAGTAGTGTTAACCACACTGGTTACATTTGTAATTGGTTTATGAGATAAATAAACAATACCTCTATTTGCAGAGGAAATTGTAGAGTTTTCACTAGAAACCTGAATATCTTCATAAATATTATCCAAGTCATTTATTTCAGTAAATCTGAGTGCATCGATACTATTAGTATCAGTTTTAATAATTGTTTCACCAATAACATCTTTAGTATTTGAAACAAATACAACTTTATCAAACCCAAATGGACTGCCACCAGTTTCAATATTCGTATCTTTTTCTAATTTATAATTACCTGTTACATTTTTATTTGTATCTAAAGATGCTTCAGCAAGAATACCGGATGAACTACCAATAACAGATATGATGGAGTCAATCGGCTGTAATGGCACCGCTCCAGTCTTAAAAGCAAGCACTCTTCGTTCTTCAGATGTAAGTGTTTCATCTAAACCTTGTAACCCAGGAATGATATCGTTTCTTTCATCAGTAACATCACCAGTACCAGAAAAGTCAGTAAAAACAAAAGACTCTACTACTTCTTCTAATTTAGAACCAAGAACATATAAATCTACTTTTCCACCTGTGCCAGAATTTAAAATTCTATAGCTTCCATCATTGATTTCAATGGTTTCGGTACCATCTCGCTCCATTAACGTATTACCAGGTTCTACAATTAAAACATCTAATACGCCACTAATACCTAATGCAGCATTTCGATATCCAGCAGCAGTACCTGTATTAGCTCCACTAAAGACAGCAAAGATGCGACTTTTAAAAGCATTATCACTTTCAGTATTAGATCCTCTATTAAACGAACCAATATTGGTTACTTTGGCTGAGCTGTTAAGATTAGAGCTAATGATTTGAAAAGTTGAAATATTTCCAGAGCTTCCAGCTCTGGATGCTTCAACAGAAACTTCAACCGCATAACTATCATTTATACCTGCTAAATTAAGGCTTTTTTTTAACCTATTTGCCGTTGCGGCATGTTTATTTTTCTCTGTTGAAGACATTAAATAGCTTCCGATGGTTTTAAAACTCATACCATTTCTAGAACTTACTATTGTACCGGCAGGAATTGGTATATCTACAGTTAAATCATCTACCGTAAAAACGACCAACCCAGATGCCGGTGTTCCTGATTTTCTTATGATTCCAAAATTAAGAGCCCACCTATCTAAATCTCTTCCAACGGCTTTATCTGGAGATTGTTTTTCCGTTACTAACATTAATGATTTATGCAAACTTTCAATCTGTTCCGCTTGAATATCAATAAATAAATCACAAGCCACAGTGCCTGGTTTAGTATCTAAATTGGGTTGAGTAAGTCGAAGCCTATTGGTCATCGAAGTTACAATTTCACTATATGATCTAAATAAAGCCACGGCTTCTCCTAGGATATTCTAACTGTTACATTTTCAGTAATGTTATCTAGTTTTTCTGTTAAAACAGAAATAAAGATATTATACATTCTTGGATCTACTGCATCTCTTTCTACAGAAGCTCCAACTAATTCTAATATTACTTCTGATGGGGATAAAAATTGCTTTTTAGCTTGAACTCGTTGCAAAGACATTATCTTTCTTACAGCCTCTTCAGCGGAAGAAGACAAATCTAATTCCATCATTTCAGTATCTAAAACCGATCCAATTTTTAATGAGCCGGTTTCACTTCCATAGGTTGGATGATATTTATTCTCTCCTAAAGATGTAAGCATAATTTTAATAATATCTTGTTTTAATTTACTATTTCCAGTAACCAAATCTATACTACCATCACTCTTAATAGAAATATCACCTCTAACTATTTTAAGATCAAATGACATAAATGCTTATCTCCATAGTATATCGTTTCTCGTAAATATCTTATGAAAATAATAGAAAGATTATTTCAGTTGAAAATAGGACATTTAATGATCACAACATTATACAATATTATTGGCATATGATAAAGCAATCCCAGTTAAAGATTCTTGATCATGAGATTTTAATTCTTTTTGAAATAATTTATATCCCGCTATTACTAGACTTGAATATTCATTAACAGAATCCACCATATCGCTTTTTAAAATGGATGAAATTGGTAATGAAGAATAATCATTAGATAATAAATTCTCATAATCTTGTGTAGATAGTAATCCAACTAAACCTTCTTCAGACATAGAAAATAATGCTAAAGAGAAAACAGCTACATCTACAATTCCAACACCATTTGCTACACCCATAATTGTATTAATATTGGTAGTTTTAAATCCTCCAGCTCCATCAGCTTTTTGATTTCTTTTTTCTTTTCGATCATTAATTTCTTTTTGAATCCTGCGTCTAGGTAGATTGATAATCCCAATCAATCCACTCATTAAATGAGCTTCATGCATTGAAGAATTACGTTGGGTTTGAATTTGCAAATCAAGAACTCCACTATTATCACCTAATAAAGACATGATAGCATCTTCCAACAAAAGCTGATCCTCTAAAATTTGCTTATATGTATCTGCTTCCACATCAGAATTATCACCGTTTGGCTTTGCATCTCTTCCATTATTAGCTCGATCATCTTGTTCTATTTTACTACCAGATGATTTATCAGTGTAGGATTCATCATCTGGTACTATTCTTATACTTTCAAATATTTCTATAGCATCATCGATATCTTCACTCAATCTTTGAGCTAAACCACTGATTGCAGCTCTTAATCTTAAAATTATTAATGACTCCAAAATTCCATAGGAATTTGTATTAACTGGAATTTCTTCTGTACCAGTTGATAAAGTAATAGATAACTCCCCAGAAGAATCATCATTTGGAGAATTATAAAAAGTATCTGTTCCAGATAATCTATCTAAGCGAATTCTAATCACACTCTCCAATAAGGTAGGTCGAACCTTATTTCCATTTACTACTCGTCCACCAACTGGAGAAAATGGGCTTGCAATTATTTTATCTGATTCATTAATACAGCTAGAAACACGTTCATCTTGAATTGCTGGAAGTAATAAATAAGAGAATTTAAATAAGTCATTATCTATATTGGTAATTCTTGCTTCAGAAGCGATTGTATTTTCATCTTCAGCAGATGTAGTTAAATCTCCAGCCACTACGGCACCAGTATCAAAAGATTCTTCTGCTTGTTTAATGGTATTTAAAAATTCTGGGGTTAAATTATTAATGTTATAAATAGAATTATTAATAATTACCCCTCTATTTTGCCTTTCTTTATTTCTCTGATCTAAAACTTCTTTTTCTATTTCATAAGCAGAGGCATTAATATGAACCTTTCCATCATTACTAATATATATTAAATCTTCAGCAGAAGCTAAGCGACTATTGGCTGTAGATGGCATACCCAACATTCGCATAAAGGTATTTTCATATGATTCTTGTTCTCCAATTTCATCTGCTAATGAAGCGTCAAAAGTTCCATCTGGAGTTTTAAAGAAATCAATCGGAAGATAACTAGAACGCATTTTTTTTATTGATTGTGCAATTTCCAGAAAATCTTTAGATAAAGTTGGACCATCTAATGCGTCTTTTGCATAAGCAAACGCCAACTCCTCTGCTCGTAAAAATCTATAGGACTCTTGTCCAGATAAATCCTCCCCATTTCCAAATGCATTATTAAGAGTACTTGTTGCCTTTTTAATAGCACCATTTAATCTACTATCACCTGCTGTAATAATATCTGCCATTAGTTCTCCAGTTTAGTTCCAAAGGTCTGAGGAGTAGATTGTGCAAAAGTTCCAGCATTTTCAGATTCAGATAACCTGATGTTATTTCTGTTTATAAAGAATACAGATATGATTCTATCAACTTTTATTAAACCAGATACATTAACTGCAACACTAGTTTGGCTAACATCTTTTATACAATCTACATTAGAATCACTAGCATTTGGTAAATCAGACTCTGCAAAATATGTTAAAGCTTGTATGGTTCGATTACATACCTTTGCCCTAAGCTTAACCTCTCCTTCACCAGTTGCAGTGACATATGCTATATAATTACTTCCACTTTTGGTAAAGATAATATTATTTTCTACAATAATTTCCGCAGTACCAGTTTGATCTGAAACAATCTCCAAGGAAATTTTATCGGATAAGTCTCCGCCAATTTCAACATCCATTGCATCTCGCGGTACCACAATAATAGTTGCTTTACCTCCAGAATTAATAATGGCATTATCCCCATCTCCATCAGCATACTCTGTGGCTCCAGTGATTGCAGGAGGATTTTCCGCATAACCAATAGAGTCTAAAATTTCAGAACTTAATACAGGAACTATATACTTTTCAGATGGAGTCAAATCTTGATCTTCGAATACCTTGAAAGATGTATTTAAAGAATTAACAACATAAATGCAAATATCATCTGTATTTTTTCCTAGGCAAGCAATTAAAGATGCTACTGCTGTTTGAAAAGCCGGAACATCAATTAAGTCCGGAACCTTACCCTCATTCATACTATTACGAATAGATGTACCAAAACCCTTAACAATTGCCATAAATTCATCTAAGCATGTTTTACTTTCTTCTATAATTTGAGTAATTTCCGCAGTATTATCTTCATCCAAAATAAAGCTATTCATAGATGCATTATCACAGAAAGCGTTTATATCACTTAGTATAGAACGCATATCAACAAAATAAATTTGTGGAAAATCATATACATTAGCAGAGGCGTCATCTTCATCTATAGTACCATCAAGATTAATATCGACATCTTGTTCTTCTTTTGAAAACTTATGTTTTGGTGCCGAAACACCATTAACCATCCTAGCTTTAATCGAGGATATTTCATTATTATTTTCAAAAATAATACCATTTTCTTCTATAAAATAAAGATTAAATTCATCATCTAAAATGGCCATCTTCGGAATTCTATCGAATGTTCTGGTAACAGTTTCGGTTCCTGCTTGAGTTACTTCTGCTGTTTCTTCATCAACTTCATAAATGGGTACTAATATTTTTTGCTCAAGAGATTTGACGGTTCCTTTATCATCTTTAATTGTAATAAAAGTCTCTATATCAATTGGACTAACAAAGTTTCCATATCCAGATGCAATTTTTAGTTCATTAGAACCATCTTCTTCGATTAATAATAGCGGAGAGTCGCCCGATTGATCTGGTCCAAAGATTTTATTCTTAACAAAGAAAGTATTTGCGTATCTACTTTTGAATTCAAATTCTACACCAGCAGGATTTTTAAAACCCTTTTTAGATTTAGTTGTTGATACTCCCATGCTTATATTAAAATCTCTATTGTTAGTTGATCTCAATGTTTCTTCATCAACTTTCATATCATCATAATATGTTTCCTCTGGACCAGAATTAACTGCAATAACATCTCCTGCGACAGGATATATAGGCGTTGAACCCCCATTAGAAACCGCTGTTTCTATAGAATCTTCGGTATAAACTTGTGCAACTGGAATTAGATTTGCAGATAAAATAGCCTCATCTGGTGCCACAACACCCTGTACCAATCCGGCAAGCATAGTTCCATCAATGAGACAATCACCAGAGCCATCATTTGGTGTTACTTCACAAGGAAATCTGAATACTAATTGTAATAATTGTAGAAAAATAGATAAAATAGCGATGACTGGTGCTAAGATATCTAAATCAACATTTAATGTAAATAAATATTCAGATAAAACTTCTTCTAAAGCTCTTAATGAAGCCCAACTTTTAGCAATAATAGCTTTTTGTATTGCTGCTACAATCTCATTGATAGCGACAATAACACCTAAAATTTTATCAATCACGCACTTTAAAAGTTCAAGAAGATGCAGAATAAGTTGCAGAAACATTACGGGAATAGAAATTTGTGGAAGTAATAATACTAGATCGTATAAGCATTCAAATAATCGAATCATAGCTTTAGCTGTCTTAACTGGATTCAGCAAAGAACATAACACATCAATAATACAAAAAATAACTTGAATAGGAATCATTAAGACCTGAAATCCATTTAATGCTAACTTTAAATCAGCCAGCAACTGGAATGATAAGTTACAAAAATTATTTATCAATTCTGTAGGAACCAAAGATACATCTAGATTTATTTGTAAAAACCTAAGAGGCGAATTCTTAAGAAGCTCCTTAAGATCATCTATATCAGGTACTTTTCCAGCTAAACCAAGCAACAAGGCATTCATTCTATCTTCTATGGATTCTACAAAACCAGAGCCAAACATTTTCTTTGCTTTCATTCTATCGGAATTTGTTCCAGATGCACAAATGATTATACAATCATCTATTGATATGGTTCCTGCTAAAGCTGGAGGTACAATAAATTGTGCGTCAAAAGTAGCAATTTGGTTTGAAACTCTAATTGGACTAACTGTTTTTAAAACTACATCGCCTACTTTTATAGAAAAATTCTTCTTCACATTTTTAACTCTAACATAAATATTCACACCAGAACGCACAGGTACAAAAACTGGGACCTCTTTAGATAAATCCTCCTGTGTTAAACCCATTCCTATAATTTCTGGTACATTAAACTTTATAGACGCTGATTCATCAATACGGACTCTATTAAACAATAATGCTTTGGTTATTTCACTTGTAGCAAGAGAGTCAGCTAAATATTGTCCAGAGCGATATATAGATCCGTTGGGAATTTCTAAATATTGTCTATTTAAAATAGAAATATCATCCTTTGTTGCGCCAGCTATAATTTTTGTATCTGATTCAGTTAAATCTCCAGGAGTATAGATTTTTAAAGTAATGTCACCCTGTTGAGATGCTATAGATATAGGATTATATGGTAAAAAATATGTTATGCTACTTGGATCTTGAGTAATGATACCATCACCTAATGGTTGCATTAAAGAATCTAATGGTGCAATAATAGTTGAACTATTTACAATATAACTATCTAATAACGAAATATCTGCTTGTGGAGATCCATCATTAACAATGGATTTGGAAGTAGCTATACTTCTATCTTTTACATTAAAACCAAACGCTCCAGTTTTAACACAACTGGTAGAAGAGGCATAAACAGAGCTAGAATTATATTTTACATTAAATCGTTTATCATTTACTTCAACACCAAGGCTTAAAGCCCCTTCATTTTTACTATTTATATTTTTAAATACAGCCAAAACTTCTTTTCCATTATCTCTAATTGATAATGGTTGAGCTAATTTTATTTTACTTAATTTTTCACCACCAAGATAGAAATCATGTCTTTTGCGCATTCTAGGCATATCAGTTCCAGAAAAAATAAGTGCCAACTTAGGAATCGCCTGATATACGCTAATATCACCAACCCTAATAGAACTGCCATCAAAAATGGTTTTAATATCTAAATCTTCTTGTAGAGTATTTGTGAGAGAATAGATAAGATCATTTCCAACTTCTGCCACTACACCAGTAATATATCCGGGATTTACAAATGCTGGTGGATCATTTGGATCACTAGTACTGTCTTGACCCAAAGTTAATAAACTATAACTATTTGATGTTAAAGCAAACGAATCGCCATCACCAGTTAAATTTGTTAAACTATCATTTGTAAACAATAAATATGCAGTTTTTTGGCCAGCTAAACGTGAAAAGTTATAACCATAATAATCTGATCCTGGAAATTTAATAGTAGCTGTTTTTTTACTATTACTATAAAAATTATCTAATTTATTTTTTGATAATTGAAATTCTATGCCCGCTGCTACCAATATAGATTCAGAAGAAAAAGTTCTAATATTTAAATCAAACTCATTCATGATTTCTTGACATTCTGTACTATTTGGTAAAGCTAAATACGCATATACTGGATATTTTCCAGAAAATACTTTAGACTTAGAACGGATTTTAATTTCAGCACTTTGTCCATCACTTAATAATGGAATGCCAGAAGGATTATTAGAAAAAGATGCGGAAGTAAATTCTTCTGAAACAAAGTCTATTCTTTGATCACGAGGCTCTGGTGGTACTACAATAGTACTATCTGTGCTTCTAATATAAATTGGCAGAGAATTACTAATCATTCCACCAGAAGTTTCTACATATACATTTAGAATAGTATCTGGAATGTTTATAATAGAAAAGGCAGTTGTTCCAAGAAGAACGCCAACTTCTGAATCTACTGAAGTAAGAACTCCATCACTATATGATGAGATATTAAAACTAAGAATAATGCCACTGTCTTCTGAGCTGAATACAACTTGATATACATTACTTAAGCTTTCACCAGAAATAGAAATAACCCGACTTTCCTCAATTGGATCACTACCGGCAAATCCATTTGGATTTATACTTGTAATAGAGGGTACTTCTTGTCGAAGAGATATGTTTGGTCCAGGCACTCTAGTGATTTGATTTCCACTAGTAATATATAATGCAAATTCAGTAGTTTCTCCTCTTTGAATAATAGAGTTTAAATCAGCAGCTTTAAAACTTATAGACTGTGTTCCATTACCACCGGAAACGCTTCCAGCAACCCAAGAGACCGGAATGTTTTCGGATTCGTACAACCTAGGTCTAGTTTGGGCCAACAGGTCTCTGGCCATGGTCATTTTAGGATTGTAATACTTTTTATCATTTTGTTTAATCGAATGTATTTGAGACCGATCTCCTAATAAAATCTCAGGACGATTTTGCTCTCCCAGAACTGATGATAAGCTTATATTATCATTATCAGTAGATAACTTTCCATACTCACCAGCTAAAGCTACTGACTGTAAAGTTGTTAATTCGATATTAAAATACTTTGATAAAGAAACAGATGGTGCATCACCAATATAGTTTTCATAACTCCAGGTTGGATTTGAGGCTCCCAAAGAAGAAGAAATAGGTTTTGTAAGCATTGGAATTGTGACCAACTCAATGCCATTTCCATAAACATGCATACCCTTTACTTTGGGAACAGTTATATCGTTAACTATTAAAGATAAGTATGCTTGTTCAATTTCTGATTCGGATTCTACTTCTATAATAAAAGTTCCAGAAGTAGGAAATTCATCTTCATAATTTGATACAATTGCATATGGTGGAGGTGCTATATCTGTAATTGTTATTCTACTTAATACAGAATCGCTTAAAATTTCAAAATATAAATTTCGTTGCTCATCTTCATTATACAAATCTGGATCAAATCCCGCAGAATCTCGGCCTGAAAGGTCTGGAATCTTAAGATATGCAATATCTCCAACAACAGTATAATAGCCACCAGTGGGAGATTTGCCTCTTCTTTTGACAATCTCTTGTTCTTCAATATTATAAAATGGCAGTAGGTCAATCATTGCTGCAATTGTTAAATTCGGAAGAGAAGCGGAAATTCCTGTGAAATCTTTAAAAGTCAATCCAGAGGCTCCATATAATGGAGATTCTAAAGTTCCAAAATTCCCAGCATCTTCCAAAGAGGAAAATGCATTTCCAATTGCTATTAAAATTTCAACAGGAATATATCTTAACTCACAAATCTTTGTTACATCCGCACTAGAGCTATCTGGATTTAAATTGCTGTCATCTCCAGATAAAGTAGAAATAAAAATTTGTGGAGAATTATCTAATGCAGCATGTTTTCCAACTTCATAAATGATTGTATTAACGATTATCCTGGCTTGAACCAATCCATCTATATTGGCTGAGAAAGATGAAGCAGATAATATTCCTACTTCTTTAATTAACAGTGTTTGTGCTTCTGAATTTATATCTGTTTTAATAGAACCGAAATCTAATGTTACTATGGCTCCACCAGATAATGGTAATTTTTGG